CAGTACATCTGTTACCCCTAAGTAACTTAATACTTCTTGTGTTTGTTTTCTATCATCGTTTATATTGCCCACCATCTCATCAATAGTGCCTGCATTAAAACCGCCTAGCTGTGGTAAATCAATTTCATCGCCTATGCAGATAGTTCTATGAGGCCGCCACTTACCTAAAAAACGGCCTACTGATTTAACACTTGACTCACTGAAAAAAGGTACTTGCAGATCTGATACAAACGCTATGCGCTTAATCGTCTTCCTCATAATCATCTAGGGGATCTTTAATAGGATCTGTGGTATCAACTATCCAGTCTGGGTAGCTTGTCCGATCCATGGCAAAGGCTAGAGCTGTAGATTCATCCATGCCATTTTTACGGCAGGCTTTGTAAACCTCATTAGCTGCAATAGCCCAGTAATCTAATTTAGTTAAAACAGGCTCTTTAGTAGTCCTACGCTTACGCACCATCTTCTTTTTAGGTTTGCGTTTAGTTGCCATATTGTTATTATGACTTACTTATGATAATGAAGAGTTGATCGACACGCTCTTCTAATCTCGAACTGCGTTGGTCGATTCTATTAACGGCATCTGCCAGGCTGCTGCCAGAATTAGGTTTAAGTTCGCTTAACCAACCTTTAACGAGAAAACGTAATCCGATTAGCCCGCCTGATAGCACGGCCATAACGCCAGCGCCAAAGCCAGCCCATTCTGCTGGACTCATTTTTCATTAGTACCGATAACATCGGATTTGTCTAAAGCCCTAACTGCTGGACCAGCGAAAGCTGCAACTATTACAGCTAGTGCTGGATCTAAACCTAATTCATTACTTGCTAAAAATGTTAAAAAAGATACTAATACCCCACGTGCATAGGATTTAAGTACTGCCTTTTGTTTTTCTGATATTTTCATATTTTGCCCCCTAGTAGTGGTATATCGAACTCTCTGCCGTCTTTGTCGCCTAACTTTGTAAAGCTAATATGCATGTGTGATCGATGCGGGTTTATGCCCTTGTACTTACGCCATTTCCAATTTAGAATTTTTGAACATATCCGCCCGTTATAGATGACGTATGATATGCGTGCATCCGATTTGGCTGCGATTCTGATTTGGTCAGCCATATAAGGTGCGAGGCTGTCGGATGACTGTAACCGAGCATTAATATCAATTGCTCTGACGACCCCAGACTTGTCTGGATTATGATCCGATTTTCTGGCGGAGTGACGACTATCGCCCAACCATCCTTCTGGACTGGCAGTACTGCGATCTGGAAACCACGTATCAATCTGATCCCTTAACTGCACACCAGCTGCACATAACCAGGGTTTCATTAGGTAAGAAGTAATTTAGCTTCTTCTTGAGAAATGCCCAACTTTGCGAGCAAGTCAGCCTTAGCTTGTGCCTTTGCTTCGGCTTCGCCTTTGCGATTTACTTCTTCTAATTCTCTTGCTGCAATATCTGCAATTTCGATAGCAGTTGCATCTCTAATAGTTTCAATACCTGTTTCGCAGTTATATTCTTTAATTTGTGGTTTCATTATTTGACTCCGTATAAAAAGGCTGTACCGCTAGTAAAATTTCCAGAATTGCACAGAATGTTTATTTCATTTATTGCAGTTGTTTGGTTATACACTGAAGTCCAAGTAAGAAAATTTAGATTAGCTGGTGTTGTAGAATTATTTTCAATCATTTGAACAAAGGCGTGTTTCCAAGTAGTTGTGTTTGCATAATCATAAATTAAAGCGGTTGTAATAGCCTCAGACTGAGCATTATCCTGTGTCTGACCAATCCTCATAGATGTTGCTGTAAAACCTTGATTATTAGCACCAGCAGCAATTTCGAAACTTGCGTACCTATTAGATCCATTGTCATTGTTATATCTTAATCTCATATATTCACCATCATTGGCTGGTAAAAAATTTCTTATAACTAAAAATAAATTTACAAAAGTTGCTGGAATTGAAGATATACTTACGGCTGCTCCAGTTAATGTAGTTCCACCTGTATTTATTAAAGTCATACCACCACCACCAGCTGGAGTAGCCCAACTTGGTACACCACCAGCGACAGTAAGAACTTGTCCAGTGCTACCAATTCCAAGTCTTGCTGGTGTTGATCCACTTGAAGAATAAATAGTATCGCCAGTGGTAGTCATTGGATTTACCATGCCTGTTGTATCTAAGTTAGTCCAGGCTGATCCAGTGTAATAAGTAGTTGTATTTGTATCTTTTAAGAAAGCAAAGTTACCTTCTTGTGGTGATGTAACGGCTGCATCTCTAGCTGTGGCATTGGCAAACACCCAGATACCCTGCATTAAATAACCATCGACATCGGCTGCGGTCAGTACCTCGCCTGTCTGAAAATCCTTAAACCCTAAACCTGCTGCCATCTCTACTCCTTAGTAACTTAGGACATTATAGTCTAAAGTGCCATAAATGTTATTATTTAGGATAAATGCATCTATAACGGGCTCTAGTGTCGTGAACGTGGTTTTCCAACTATTCGGGGTTATTGCCATCCGTACCCCAAAAATCTGTAAGGTTTTATCTATAGTAGATCCGCCAGGCTGAGTAGTAAGCACTGTGATCGGATCAAAGAAATCTAGATCTAAGGCTGCCAATATGCCTGAGTTATAATTAGGCGTGTATAGGTCTAGGACTATGGCATCGCATCTAATAGAAGTTTCTTGCCTACTAGCCACATAAGCCTGGGCATAATCTAAAGCTACTGCATCGGTTTCCATTAATAGATTATTTAAGAAATAGCTGTGTAAAAAATACTTGTCGATGCTGGCTTGATTTAAGGCCACCTGTGGCGATCCCGATACTCTCGTAATTGTAGCCTTGTTAAATACTAAAACGTCATTAAGTGTCCAGGTAGCATCAAAGTAATCTATACCTGTGCCATCATCTGCAAAGACTGTAGGTGTGCCACCGATAGAACTAGCTGTAACGCCTCTATCTTGAAATACAAAGTTATTATCGGCACTGACATAGATAGCGCCATATTCAGATTCTGTAGCAATTTGTAGAGCTTGTAATGCTGTGCGATTAGTACCTGGGTCTGCCTGTAGTGTAGTTAAGCCTGCATCAATATCACGCTGGGATGCTGGCCAGTCAATTTCATCTAATATCTGATTAATGCGTGTGCCTGATAGATCGCCAGCACTTGCACCAGTAACAGTGCTTATCTGCGCTAATTGGGCTAATCTAAAAGCATCTACAGCTTGTATGGTAGTTATGGCTACCTCATCAAAACTTGAGTTATCTGGGTATGTTGTAACGTAGCTTGTAATAAATCCTGAGAATACAGGATAAGTAACGTTATTATATGTGGCAGTTATTTGTACCTTCTTCATAGGATCTAACAGACCTGCGTAGGGGCTTAATAAATTCTGTGGGTTAAAATCACCATTTTGATCTACTATGCGTAATGTAAGCGATCCTGTTTGAAATTGATCGCTAAGAGCGGTACGGCCTCGATTAGTTTCTATGCGGTTAATTTGATTTGATACATCTACAATTACAGCTACAGAATCTGCCAATATATTTACATCTAATTCGCCTGATCCCAAAATCATAGCTTGTGCAAAACTAGGGCCAGTCGAGAAATTTATAAAAGCATTTACTACAGGTACTGTCATACTGGCAGGCTTCCATTTGCAGAGGTGTTATATCCGCTTCTGCCTGCTACTTGAATACTCTCAGCTATTAATTGAGCAAATTTATCGCCAGATTGTGCAGTGTCTACTGTTATGCGTATATCTTGTGCTGTAGGTCTAAGCCCAGATAATGGATCGTATCTAAAGCCTGTGTCTGCTAAATCTTGCGCAGTAACTGTCAAACTAGATAAAGGATCATAAGGTGTGGTAGCAGGTGGCATAAATGGCCCAGTATCGCCAGCAGTTGTTGAAGGTAGTCCAAACTCTTTGTTAATCTTTTCTATTTGGGTGTTTATTCTACTGACTAAAGATCTAACGCTAACTAAAGCAAAATCCATAAGACTTAAACCTGCAAGTTTGGCCTGTTCGGCCAGTTTCTTTAATGCATCTGCAGCTTCCATCTCGGCCAATAACTTCTTAGCCATCGCTTCATTCTCATCTAGTATGGCTAGTTGTGCTCTTAAACGTAGTTTAGTTTCTTCGTCTGTGGCTACATTAAGCGCCTGTGTTAAACCTATTCGCTCTAGATCAAACTTCTTTTTAAGTTCTTCTACGTTCTTATTTTCTATAGCGTTCTTTTTAACAATAATGTCGTATTCTTTTTTGCGTGCGTTTTGTAATAATTTAGCAGTCATTAACTCTTTACTTAATTGCCTGGTGCCGCCAAGTTGTGAACTGCCTTTGCCAAAATCTTTTGTTGCTAAACCTGCTGCGGCACTACCACCAACAATAGTAAATGCAGCTGCAACGGCTTTGGAGTTTCTACTTAATATCGCAAGGGCTAATAAACCTGCTTTGAAACTTGGATTATTTACTAAATCATTAAATCCACGAACTAATTTAGCCAGTTCTTTAATAGCAAACGCTATGTTATCGCCTAAGTTTTCAAAGTTATCTGCAAGGTTTTCTATAGATTTATCTTTACTAAGAATTACTAGAGCATCTACTATGCCTTCTCCAATAGCCTTTGTAGCTTCATCGGCACTCTTTTTAAGTATATCCATCTTGCCTGCATAAGTACCTAACCTGGCGGATGCTTGACCTGAGAATCTTCTTTCAAGCTCTTCCATGATCTTATTCATGTCGCCACTAGCAAGGATATTTTCGTCTATGCCTGTATTAAGTCCTCTTAATGCTTTAGTCTGACCTCTTACACCTGCTGATATTGCACCTACTACAGTTGCCAGGCTTTGTCCAGTACCAGCGCTTATATCTAAAGCCGCTTCTAAAGATCTTTGTGCTAAATCAACTGAGCCAGTAACGTTTAATAATGTTTGAAATGGGCCACGTAGATCTGTAAGTATTGCGTAAGTTTTTTCTAAATTCTTAATATAATCTTCTACTTCGGTAGCTCTAAATGCGTTGCCAGTATTTTCTAGTTGCAACTGTAATGACTTGGCCGCTGCCTGATCTTCGGCAAATGCTTTAACTGCCTTTTTACTAAACGCAACAATAGCGGTAGCACTAAAAGTAAAACCTAAGGTACGTGCTAAATTTTTTAACTGCTTGTCAAATACATTGACATCTTGCTTGGCTTTTTTAAGCGCCTTACCATTCCAGGTAGCAAGTGCGGATACGACTACATTGGCCACTATGCCACCTTCTTTAATTCTGTTGTATCGTTAAAATAATCAGCTGTAGCAGTAATGGCTTTAAGAATAGAATCGTAAATCTTAGGGCTATCTTTAGCCCAGGCCTTATAGATTAAGCGGCCTTTAGTTTTAGCCCCACCACTTCTAACATCTTTAATCTTTGGCTGTGATGTAAGAGGTGGCATATCTGTAACGAACTGATAGCCAGCAAACGGGTTATTAGAATTATAGGATCGTGTAGATCGGCTTCTACTTTTAGCGCTACCAGACTTCTTAAATGCAACTGTGCCACCACCTTGGTTAACAGATGTAAATGGCGCTCTACCTTGTGGGTTTAATCGGCCAGAGGTTTCGTAAATACGACCAGCTGCGTTAATGTTGTAGACATAATTTTCTACTTGAAAACCATTTTTGAATCTTCTATTTTGGCCTTCTTTGTAACCTATGCCACCACGCACGCTATCAGCATTGTATTTTGGGAATGGTCTGTAATCTATCTGTGAAGATACTGGCTTAGACCAGCCAGATAGTACTTCTGCATTACTGGGCACATACCCTTTAGCAGTAGCTTCTACCTGGCGCATTTGTGGATCTAATACTTTTTTAATTCTGTTATACATATCCTCATCAATAAAGCTAAGGCCTTTCATGACCTCTTTAACGCCTACGACCTCTGTTGGCATTTTTGATCTCCTTAGCTCTATCGGATAATACTTGTACTATTGCCCGATACATTTCTGAGTCCATATTGATAAACTCACTAGGCGGTATTCCAGTTTCGATAGCAAGTTGAGCAATACTATAGAAAACAGAACCCCGCTCTACTATTTTTTTTCTTCGTCTAATACCTCGACAGTTTCTAGGCTGTCTATAAACTCTGCATTAAATAAAGGTATTTGTGCGCCAGATCTGCGTAAGCACTCCCAGGCAAGGTAAAATATGTGGGTTTGCTGTTCATGCTCACGCAACATCTTAGAAATTCCTGCACCATACTTCAACTCGAAAGCGTATTCGACACCTGGTGTTATCTTGTGTTCTGTGACTTCACCAGTAGCCCTAGTAATCTTTAGCTTTGCCATTGTTACTCCTTAATTAGAACGGTACCGAAGGTGATACTGTTACTGCGGAGTTTAGCGTAAATGTAACGCTGCTACTTGCAATTTCTGAGACGCCACCAGTACCCAGTGGGGTAAGGTTGTTGACCAAGATTGAAAATTGGTAAGTAGGATTTGAAGCTGAGACAGTAGTACCTTTAACAGTAATTACTGATACTGATAGGGTCTGACCAAATGCAGCATTTAAGGTTTGCATTACATCGGCAGAATCCCAGTCATTGAGAAAGTCGATGGTAAATGAACCAGATGACAGACCCTGCACGAAGCGATGTGCGGTATCTGACATTGTTGTAATTTCTAGCTCGTCTACGATTTGATTGATAACAGCGCTTGTAACAAGATCGCTAATATCGACAGATGGTGTAGTAGGCGCAGCGGCAGTAGCCAATTTAACGCCTACTTTGTTATTTAGATATATGGCCATTGTTATTCCTCTTCTTTTTTAGGTTGTGCTTTTTCTTTTGGTGTTTCTTTTATTTGGCCTGTCTTAATTAAGAAGGCTAAATCATTTGCTTCACTCATTTTAACTCCAGCTCGTTAGGATTGATACTGTTATTTCAGACACCAATAAATCGCCACTTTGAGCGCTTACGATTGCTGGAGCCGAAATGCTTGATATGTTAAGTGTTAGGGCTGACGCTTCTAACTTTGTTACTACGGCTACTATGTAATCTTCCATACCAGCCAAATTACCCTGGTTATCTAACGCAGGTTTAGTGATTAAGATTCTAAAGTTTGCTAAAGGCAATACTGTTACATGATCGTTATTGCTCGGTACTATGTAAGGATCGCCAGGGGTAATCGCTACTGCATTGGCGAGAAGAGTGCTTGGCGGGAAAGCAAAAACTGACCACACGCCAGCATTAGTAAGATCTGTGGCTAGTGTGCTACGTAGTGTGGTAATCGCAGCTGGCATATTAACCTACCAGTGATGCTGGACTTGAATATGGCTGGATGAGGCCACGCACTCGGTTAATCAGCTGATAACCCATCCGATAAGGGCTAGCACTGACCCCATCCATGCCTACCCCACCAGTCTGGCTAACTTGTCTAGCTTGCCAGATGTCAACGGCGATTATCATCGCACTTTCTCTTATGGCGGGGATCGCACTGTAATCATCTTCTTTAGTATCTTGGCCACTTGCTTTGCCATACGGAAGGATTCTATGAAATGGGTCGTTTGCGTGTACTTTGGTAAATTGAATAAATGAATAGCCATTAGGCCATGAGTAATTGTAAAAGAAATTATAAAATGTGTTTGCTATTGATACAGGAATGTTAGAGCCAGGAATAGTGCCAGTAATTGTGTGTTGGCCACCATAGATATTGCCACAGCCTTCAACACTTATTGATTGACCAACTACATAAATGCCTGGATTTGCTAATACTAATGTGGCAACATTATTTTGTAATCCAGCAGCTACTATTGGTGCATCATTAAACCATAAATATTGATTAAGTAAATCTTGCGCTGTTTGACAGACTTCTTCAACAGTAGCCGAAGTGTAGAGTGAGCCAATACCTAAATTACTGCGTAACTCAGCTTCGGTTACATATGTGGCTGGCATCTCTACTCCTTATCTAAAAAAGCTCCCCTGGGGCTAGGGCTACTAAACCCCAGAGGATTATTACTTGGTTATTAGGCCTTTGCGAACTTGATAATTCCGTAAGGCATCTTGGCAATTGTTGCCATGAATCCGTAAATTGCAACTTGTACCTGTAGGTTAGATACAACGTTTACAGACATGTAAGCCTGTGGTGAGCGATATACAGTGAATGCTTCTGGTGCAAGGATAATTGCAGATAGATCATCAACAGTTGTTACTGAGAAGTTCTTGTCTACATATAGATCCAAGCCAAGTACATTTCCACGGATTGAGCGTGGGCCAACTTGTCCAGCTGCGTTCATTGGTTGAATTGCATTGTAAATTGGACGCTTTGTTGAATCAACTGCACCCATTAGTAATTGCCATTGTGCGGCGTTACCAATGTAGTTCTGTGCAAAGTAGCCAGTGTTCTTATACACGGCTGCTGCTGCTTCTGCGGTGTAGGAAATGATTCCGTCGCTGTCTGCAGTTGTTGCTGATCCATAGGTACCTGCTGCTAGCAAACCATTTAATACTGCTGTATCAATAGTTGTTAAATATGCATTCTGTAGCTGTTGTGTTAGCTCTGCATAGAAGTTAGGGTCTGAACGCTCTAACAACTCAACAGATAGTGTGTTCATACCTGAGTATTTAGACACTGTACCTGTTAGGTAAGAAGTTTGCATATCTGTGTTAGATACTGCGCCGCCTTCTGCTTCTACAGTTACTGTTGGTGCTACGCCAGTTCCACCTGCAGCTGAAGTTACAAGTGATGGCACGTTAATTGTCATACCTGATGCTGGCAGTGTGCCTTGTGAACATGCATCGATTGCTGGTGTACCAAAGCGAGTGTTAGTTACAAACTCGGTTAGGTATTGTGTTGGATTAAATGCTGTATTGTTTGAAAAATCATCTGCTGCTGCGATAAATAATTTTGACTCATCGCTACCTAGTGCAGCCTTGATTTTGTGCTCAGTGTACTTAGCCATCGAATCGATTGGTGTACGTACTTTGGTTTGAATTAATGGTGCTGTAATTACTGGGCGAGCAGCTTCTACTGTAGGAGTAGCAGCCTCTGCCTTTGCTTCTTGTGGCGCTGTTGCTAAATCTTCCACAGGAGCCTCGCTTTCTTTTGGTTGATTTGTGTCCTCTGCTTCGTTTTCACTAGCAGCAACTTTAGTTACCTTTGCATTTTCTCCAAATGCTGGGGATTCGACCAGGCTGACTTCACGTAAAGTGGCACTGGTTACATATAGATAATCTTTTTTCTGTATTGATTTATTTACATCCACACCTACAGACAGGCCGTCAATTAATTGTTCGCTTGCGAGTATGATTGCTTCTTGGCCAGCCATGCTAGCGCTAATTTTGAAGCTAGCGTAAATACCATCTTCTGCTTCGTTAAATTTTTGCATACGGCCTATTGGTCGATCTGCTGCATGTTGCATAAGCATCTTAATCTTGCCAGGGTCGCCTATTTCTATCGAATTTTTAGCAAAAACAACTTTGCCAACTGAAGTGTGACCTACACTTTCGAAGGGTACAATTTTGCCAGCGATAACTCTACGCTCGCCATCGGCAGCTTCTATCTGGCTACTGAATGTAAGTTTCATCTTCTGTTTCTCTTCCGTTAGGTGTTAGGCTTTCCATTTCTTTAGCATCTTCCACATCGATTAAACCTAAAGCCATCATTTTTTCTAATGCCTCTAGGCGCTTCATTGTGTCAGCTCTTAAAAATGATTCTTCTACTGCAAACTTAACTACATGGCCTCTAGGGGTAATATCATCCATGCTTAAACGATCTTCTATTGCGCAGATATAAGGTTGTAGTGTGTAAGCCACAAATTCTTTTCTAGAATCTAATATATTTTGGTAAGTCATCGAATTATTCATATCAGCACTTATGTACCAAGCAGGTACGTTCATGGATCTGGCAATTTGTGTAGCCAAGTATTGTTGGCTGTCGTTGTACATCATATCTTTAGGACTAAAACCTGTGGTTTCATAAGATAATGTAGAAGTCAAATATGCTGTAGATCTATTTTGTCTACTTTGCTTCCATTGTGCTAATAATCCTGATACTTGTTGCTCTGGTAGATCTGCTCCAGTATTTTTAATGTAACCACTTGGCATTGGAGTTGCGGCTGCTACGGCTGCGGCTTTTTCAATATCTAAAGCGCTTTGTATTGTTCGGGCTGCGTTTTGTAAAACTCCGCCACCATTTAATCCCTGAAATGTAATTAAACTTCCAATACCAGACATGGGCGCTCTTACGCCATCTACAAAGTATTCTTCTATTTCTGTACCAAATTTATTTGTAGTAAATGTAACTCTATTGTTTGCTACCCATTCAAATCGTGATGGGCGCAGGTCATCCGCAAAAAGTTCGGTACAACGCCAATACGCTAAATTATAGAAAATAAGACTATCGACAGTCCATGATATGGTGACGGATCTTGGTTGCCGATAGTCTGGTTGATCTATCCAAAGAGGGTTCCCCAACTCCTCACCATTTGACTTTTTGTAAAGCTTCAATGGCAAGTATGAAACTACACCAGCTATAAGATTTCTGCAACGTGAAACGGCAGGTACTTGCATAGCAAAATTGCGATCTAATCCACCTGGGAAATTACCAACACCAGTTGTAAATGAACCATAGCCATAGGCTGTGTCCATAATGGCAGGGGCGTATTGCGCTTGGACAGTTTCAGTTTTTTTGGTTATACCCAAAGCAGACAATAGACCCATATATATACTTTATACCATAAAACGGACTATTAGTGCAAGTTACACAAAGATTTGCGCAGTTTGTTGCGGTCTAGTTAATTGGCTTACGACCATGGCAAGGCTTATTGCAGCTGTGACATCACCAGCCGATTTACGCCTAATAATACGCCAGCCAGCATCATTAGTCTTAGCTGCACAGTTATTTAAGTGCTGTACTAAGTCCGCTTGCCCACTATGAACTAACCTTACGTTAGCCAGGGCATCTGATAAGTCTGAGCAGGCCTGGTAAAAAGCCTGACCACTGCAATCTTCTATGCGCCAGCCACTTTGTTCTAATTTTGTGGCTAAAGTTTGTGTGGCGTACTTGTCAAACAGTATTTTGTGTGGGTGATACTTCTTTGCCCACTCATTAATATCACTAGCCATCTTAACTTCATCTACAGCTACTTCACTTTGCCATAACTGGGCTAGACCTACTGCTATCTTGCCATCTTTTAATTGACCCATAACTAGAGCGCCTGATCTTCTAGTAGGTGCAATATCAAAGGCCATTATAGTCATCGGCCCGACAGGTATCTCTAATGTGCTATCACTACATGCTTCAATAGACCCATAAACCCAGGGGCTAACAGCGCTATCTATCCACTGGCAAAGCATTTCAGTTCTTGTAGCTTCTACGCTATTTGTATTGACTGATTCTTCTAAGGTTTCTTCGGATATTAAATGACCTAATGCTGGATTCGCTAATGCCCAGGCTTTACGATCATGTATCTTGCAGTGTTGCGGTGCTGACCATTCGTAATAACCTAAACTATCTGGTGGGTATGATAAACAGCGCTCTTTAAGATCATTAAGCACAGTGCTAAATCCATCACCTGCGTTACTTGTCATTAATGTCATCGAATTAGGCCTAGCACGTGTAACAGGTAGTGCAGCTGTAAAGGCTTCTTCTGTCCATTCACGTAATTCGTCTATGTATAAGAAATCGGCAGTCTTTCCACGTGGTGCATCTCGTGTTGCAGCGGCTATCTCATACCTTGCGCCATTAAGTAAGCTTATAGATTCTTGACCATTAGCCAGGCGTATCTGCCTTACCTGGTCTTTTAGAAATTGATTATCTTCTATCGTATAACTAACTTGCCTAAATGTATCTAATGCCATATTACGATTAGAGGACATACCCAGTACATTCTTAGAACCCCATAAGAATAGATGGCTCAATATAAGCATGCGGGCTAGATGTGTCTTACCATTTTGACGTGCTACCAGTATTAGAGCTGTTTTTTTACGCCAGTTATTCTGATCATCTACACATAACAAATCATCTAGTACAAATCTTTGCCATGGGATTAAAGGTAGACCGATCTTCTCAGCTAGATCGGCCACCTCGTCCGCTTTGCTTTTACCTTTAAGTAAAGGCGTGTGAACTCTAGGCGTGGTACTGCCAATTAGCCCGACCCCTCTTTTAATCGGGATTATTTCTGCATCATTCTGCATCGAAATTTATTGTATCTGGTTTATTAAAAGGTGATTCTGGAACGATCTGGATTGTCTTGGAGAGAGAGGTTTTGGAAAAGACAGGGGGGGTCGG